ACAAACTCACTTGATTTCACATTTTTTTCATATTTTTTAATTAAATCAGACAAATAACTTGTTATAGCACTTAATTTATTTTCACTATCCAATGATGATTTGTATGACTGTGTAATTTTAGTATCTATATTTATCTTTAAATACATTAGATTTTCTATCTCTAAATTATTTAATTTATCACCCGATAAGTCATCAATCTCTTTTGCTATATTCATATTAAATGTCTCTTCAATAATATTACTAATACTTAATGCTATATCATAAAGCTCTTCAAATCTTACAGTACTTATAGTGCTGGTAGTATTACTAGCAAAATAATTTTCAAAATAATTTATTAAAATCTTATCTTTTTTGCATATCTCATAAAGAACAAGGATGGATTTAATATTATCATTTAACAAGCAAAAGTCTTTTGGCGTAATTTTTTTCATAATTAATTTTCTTTTAATTTTTTCAATATCTTTAAAATTATTTAAATTATTTCTATAGACAATCCAATCTGTATTTAATAAATGTGCAGTAATATTATAAGATTCATTTAATTTTTCAATATTTGTAATTGGATTTAATAATATATAATTAAAATCGCGTTTTCCCATTGGTGTAATGCAATTATTTAATAAACTGCATACACTGGCATACTTTGTTTTATTTTCGCTTATAATATTTAATTGTTTTAAACTATGATTTGCTAATATTAAGTGATCTCCATAATTTTCAATTAATGGTTCACTAATTTTATCTACTAAATTAGGATTATGTTTATATGTAAACTCTAATAAAAAAACAAATGATTGGATTGAAATCCCATAATGTTGGATTGAATTATATAAGCTTTCAATATTAATATTTTTATAAAACTTATTTAAAATTTCTTTTTGATATACTTGTTTTTCACTGTTTTGTAACTCTTTATAAAATCCACTTTCACTATTATTCAGATCAATTTTATGAGTTTTATTTGCCATTATTTGTGTATAACTAAAAATATCATCAACCTCATTTTTTGGTAAATTACTAATTATAATACATTCATTTGGATTATAAATAGATATAAATCGCTCTAATTCATCATATGTTGCTGGATTATGGTAATAAGGTTTAGTAAACTCAAATATAGACGTTTTTCCTGTAAAAATATCTATATTTGAGATTCCTACACTAATATTTTGTATTTTTGTTATGATATTATTTGAGGTATATATCCAGATACAAGTTATATTATTAGATAGTTCACGACTATCATTCGAAAAATATGTGCCCGGAGAGAAAATACAACTTAAGTTTCTAGTTGTATTTTTCTGTGCGCTATCTTGTGTATATACTGGAATTGTATATCCGTTTTCTTGCATCTTTTTTATGTATTTTTCTAACTGCGGCAATCCAAACCCAGACATTACAACTCCTTGTTTTTCTACGCATATGTTTTTTTTACTAATTGCCATATCATTTATTTCTGCAAATTTAACAATCTCACTTCCATGTATGTTATTGTCTTTATCCATTAATCCATAAGCTTCAAAAAATGAGCCAACTTGCATTAATACTAATGTTTTCTCTCCATATTCATTTTTATATTTTTTTGTTAACTGTAAATATTCTTCTACTATTGTCATAAATATTACTATATTTATAATATAAATATCATTTTAAATATATTTAAAATAATATTTAAAAACTGGAATGCCTTCAATACCCTAAATAACTTTAATAACTATTTACTTTCTAGAACGATTCGATTTACGTCTATGAACACGAACATATCTCTTGCAGCGAAGGGTCTTCCGTCTGCAATATCTTGGGCATACGCGTTTTGTATGGCGCGCCGCTTTAACCGCGCTTTTTGCTGATTTAACTGCTAAAGTTGCTGCTTTTACTGCCTTCATCATCTCTTTCATTGCTCCTCCTTTTTTGCCGCCGCTAAAAGTAGCGGAACCAAGGGATGTAGTTGCCTCACTATTTTCTACCGCCATATTATATATATAATATAATATAATATAATATTTTTTAATTATTTAAAAAATTCTCAATTAAATTATCTTTATTATTATTTTTTATAATACCACACAGAAAACTTTGTTCATATAATTTTTTAATAACATCTGGCGGACATTTACTTCCAGATTTAAGTAAATTATGTTGTTTTAAATATTTTTTCATGTCTGTCATTTTAGTTTCTTTTATACGAGCAATCGAATCCACTATATTTTTTCTAGTATGGGCATTTTTAATTAAAACACTAACTATATTATCTTTTTTTCCTAAAGTATATTTAATAGTTTTTGGTTTAGTTAAACATTTTTCTTGAATTGGCGCATTTAAGCTTATCTCTGGGATTATCTCAGGGCTAATAGCAGGGCTAATAGCCGGGCTAATAGCAGGACTAATAACAGGACTAATAGCAGGGCTTAGTAAATCATCCATATTAATAGAAACTAACTCATTTTTATCAGATTCTATAACTATAGGATTAATTGTAACATTATTCTCTTCCTTTATATTTAAAATAGTATTAGAATCGCTATATGGCTTTTTTATTGTTTTATTTTTAAATGTTCTAAAGGTTGGTAAACTTCCATTTTTTAAACAACCATAAACAGGTGTTTTATTTGTATTTGTTGGAAGATCATTTGTAACCTCTACTAACGTTGTAGAATCTATAGAATCCATAGAAATTGGCGGTTGTATGGTGGTTATGGTTGTTATGGGTGTAATAGTTTTTTCTAAAGGAAAATTAGTTTTTTTTGTTAAACTATTTTGTTTTTTTTTTGATAATGATTTTAAAAAATCAATTGATTGTGAGAAGTCATCTGCATCTTTATCATTTTCTACTTTATTTATTTTATTTTTATTCTCGATTTTAATTGGTATTTTTGTAGCGGGGCTACTGGGGCTACTGGGGCTACTTGGGCTATAACTCTGTTTTAATTTATTATTTCTATGCGATTTAATTCTTGCTAATAATTCTTTTCTTAAAATATTTGGTTTTATAATAGTATTACTTGCTACTTTACTAGTTTTATTCTTTTTATTTGAAATTTTAAATAATTCTGGATTAATATTTATTGGTTTAATATTAGACATTTACATTATATTATCATTAATATAATCTAAAATATAACTAATTAATTTTTATATTATTTTGGTTCGCAAATATTACTTAATTTATTTCGACGAGTTCCTTTAGGACATTTTTTATATGCTCCTTTTCTATATTGTCTTTTTGTTCTAAATTGAATTTGTGAATGAGTTTCACAAACTTTAGTTTTTCTATTTTTACGTGTGCCTTTTGGACATTTTTTCTTATTCATACGAGATAATTTATCAGAACGATTACTGCTAGAACTAAATCTATTATACAAGTCAGATGGAGGTGGTATTGCTAGTAGTGGAATATCAAGAGGAGGAGTCTGTTTTTTGCTACTATTTGTGCTACTATTTGTGCTACTATTTTTAGAACTAAACATGTTATATACATCTAAAGGTTTTGGAAACGGTTGGGGGATTCCAACTTTACTCATATATAAAATATATATATAAAATAATATATTTAATAAATTAAAGTTATATTACTATAATAATTTATATAAATAATATGAATACTATGAATACTATGAATACTACTGAATATTTAAAAAAAACAAAAGACACTATAGAACAGTTTAATAAACAACAACAATTAGATATTTTAAAATTATTTATATCTAATAATGTAAAAGTAAGCGAGAACTCGAATGGTTGTTTTATAAACTTAACGGAATTAGATAAAAATATTCTTTCTAAAGTGCAAGAATATATTACTTTTGTAAACGCACAAGATGCTAAATTAAATAATATTGAAACTACAAAACGAAATATTGAAAATGAGTTTTTTAATAAAAAAAAATAATAGTGAGAAGGAGTTTAATGTTTTGGACTAGTAATACCATATCTATTTGTTATATTATATTGGTTTTGAATAATAGCATTTTTACTTTTTTGTCGTGTATTGTTTCTAGAAGAAACGGGATAATGACTATTAGTTACTATATTAGAAGGAACCTTTTTACAGTTTAAAGTATTAGGCTTATAGTTTAAATAAAAACTAGAATTAGGTGTAGTTGAACTATTAACATTCGCCACTTGCTCATATAATTTACTTCTAGCTTGTAAATATGATTTATTGCTAGTAAATTGGTATATTGAATTAGAAGTATATGAACCAGGCCGTGACTTAAATAAAGCAGTTTTAATAGCACAATTAATTATTTTACCATAAGTAATAATATCTAATTGTTGACAACTATTTAAACTATCTTTAGTAGTATTTATATAAATTGGTAAACAACTAATCTCTTTACTAACTATTTTATCAGTTATAAAATAACCATTTGGTTTGTCAAATAAACCTCCACTATTACGTCGACCACGTGAGATTGAATCGGTTACATCATATGCTATATTTAATGATTCATCACTTGTATTAAACTGTCGTGGAAATAATTGTTTACGCCAATGTTTAATTGGCCTACTTAAAGCAGTTCGGGTGTTTGGATGCGTTCTTGATTTTTTCCAACCTGGTCCAGAGTACATATTATTATGAAACACTCCAGCCTCATTATCACAAGCGATCTTACCATCAGAGTTTAATTTTACATCAGGGTTATTATATTGTAAATAATCTTCATTATTTATATTTGTTGATTGTATTAAATCATAACGATCTTCAGTTTCTTTAAATGTTTTTTTATCATTATTTGTTAATAATTCTTGCATTGGTCTATTTTTAATAATCCAAAACTTAGGTTGTAATAAGGGTCTAGAATTGGTAGGTATTAAAGCGATTTTAACACTTGAAATATCATTCTTCCATTTAACATTACATATATTACAATTTTCAGGTTCCATATAATATAATATTATTTATATAAATAATATTATAATATTATAATATAAATAATATAATAATATATAAATGGTAGTTAATTTTGGAATTCAAGATTTTCCTTACAAAGATTATATTAAAGCGCCGCAAGAATTAGGAATGTCTTCGAGAGGAGATGTTGGTACTTTAACAAGGGATATTGGTGGATTAATTAATTACATTCAGGTACTTACTGAAGGTAGGGGAAACGCTATTAGAGGAAATGAACCATTAGGAAATAGATATTTTTTTAAAACTGGAGCAAAATGTAAAGATGTTAAGACTGATGAAGAACAGGACAGATATTTATATATTGATAATGTTCCACCGGGAATGTTAAAAGGTTTGCTTCCTGGATTAGTTAAAAGCGTTATGAAAATAAAACCTGAAAAGCTATTTGATGTTTTTTCTAAAAATCCAGATAATTCGTGTGCTGCAGTAACGTTACAAACAATAGATAAAGATTTACGTAAATCAACCAAAACGCGTTATTTAAATAAAGCAGATATTAAAACTATTAATAACTGTTTATGGACTAATAGAACAAATCCAATTAGTGGTTCATCTGGAGGAGACTGCAGCGGCGAACCCCAAAATGGAGTATGTGATGGTTGTGTTAGAGAAACTTATGCTAATATTTCTGATGGAAAATATGCAAATTATCCTTATAATACTTATAATACTTATAATACTTATAATGAAAATATGTATGATAAATATATATTCACGATTTTAATGGTCACATTTTTTTTATTAATTTGTTTAAAATTAAAAAAAAAATAAACAATTAACGTCGAACACGTAGTATAGCACTGGATGATGCGTTATTATTATCACCGCCATATGTAATATCATTATAATTTTTATTTTCAGCGCGGAGTTTTTTATATTTAATATAATCAGAACCATCATATACAAACTTATTATTTCCAGTCCACAGTGATCCTTGGACTATAGGCGTTTGTGCATAGTTTATAATTGGCGTGCGACCACTCATTCTTTTACTGGTAGCATTAGAAGAGTGTCTTGTGCTAGATACTTGATTAGTAATTGTTTTATATAATGGATTCCAGTCGGGTAATTGTGAAGGATCTATATTTGGTGAGTTATATGTCATAGCAGGGTCGCCCGCATTCATAAATGCTCTAAATGGAGTGAGTCCTCCTATATTAGTAATAGTAGAACCAGCAATAATTACATTTCCATTCTCTAAAATTGGAGAAGAGGTAATTGTCTCACTATTCATATAGACACGGTTATTGCCCATTCTTATTTGTTTTCTTGCTAATGCAACATCACTAGTTCCTTCCTTAAATCTCGGTTTTAAAGTACAGCCAACCGGATTACAATTTGGCCCGCAAGGCTTTGTTCCTAAATAATTGCTAATTGGATATTTAAAACTATTTATCTGGGTTAATGTCATTTATATAAATACAATATAATTTAATATTTAAAAATAAAAAAAATATTTAATATTTAAAAATAAAAAAAATATTTAATATTTAAAAATAAAAAAAAATATTTAATATTTAATATTTAATATTTAATAATTTTCGGTGATTATTCTTGGCGCAATATTCATTGTTATTAGTTCTTGAAAGAGTAACTTACACGCATATGGCAGATGAATCTGATTAAAATCAGTAGTATTATTACAAAACCTACACTTATGAATATGTTCTTTATTATTAAACGCCGCTAGCATTCCACATTTTTTACATACTTGTGTCACAAATAAATCAGAAACATATAATAATCTTTCTTTATTAAATTGACTTGCCCCGTGTGCTACCATTGCATCCTTTTCCATTTCTCCATATCTAAGACCACCATCGCGAGATCTACCTTCTGCAGGTTGTCTTGTTAAATTAACCATTGGACCAATACTACGACTATGTTGCTTATCATTAACCATATGTTTTAATCTTTGATAAAATGCGGGACCAATAAATATATTACTTCTAATTTGTTCTCCACTTTGTCCATCATATAATAATTCATTGCCTTTTGATTCAAAACCAATCTTCTGTAGTTCAGTGCAAATATCTTTGATATTAAACTCGCCAAAACTGGTTCCATCGCCAAATAATCCTAATTCAAGAAGCACTTTTCCTAAAAGGGTTTCTTTTAGTTGTCCAATAGTCATACGACTTGGAATTGCATGAGGATTGATAATAATATCAGGACGTGTTCCGTCTTGCGTAAATGGCATATTTGCTTCTGGAATTATATTTCCAATTGTACCTTTTTGTCCGTGTCTTGATGAAAACTTATCGCCAATTACTGGCTGCCGCAAAGTTCTTAATCTTACTTTTGCAAAATTATAGCCTTCTCCGTTTCTTTCAATATAATTCTTATCAATATATGTTTCTTCATTTGTTCTATAGATTCTACTTTGATCTTCATATTTAATAACTTTTGTATGATTATTTCTATTTTCTTTAATTGGTAATATCTTAGATATAATTATATCTCTATCATCTACTTTAGTATTTTCTGGTATTACGCCATTTTCATTTACCTTGTCATAATTACCAAATTTCATAGATTTTGTTTTTGTAGCATCCGGTTTACATCTAATTTCTTGGTCGCCGTGAACTTTTTTATCTTCATCTTTTTCTGTATGATAAATTGTGGCTTGAAATAATCCTCTTTCAATTGCCCCTTTATTAAATAAAATACTATCTTCTTGATTATAACCAGTATAAGTCATAATTGCAACAATTACTTGTGCGCCAGATGGGATCTTGTTTAAATTAATAAGATTCATAATACGTGTATCAACTAAGGGTCTCATCCCATAACTATGAACATATGCAGTTTTATCCATTCTATTATTAAAATTGGTCACATATACCCCCATTGCTTGCTTACCCATTGCACACTGATAAGTTAATCTTGGGGCTTGATTATGTTCCGAAAATGGAATACAAGAGGCTAAAATACCAAATAACGTGCTTGGATGTATTTCAACGTGCGTATAATTATAAATATAATTATTATCTTGTCTATTTAAATCTTTATATTTCATTGCAATAAGACTACTATTTTGTTCTCTTGGATCAATATATTCTATTACTGAGTTTTCTATTTTATAATCAGTTAATAAATCATTCCAATCTAATTCTTTATTTTTTAATTTTGTAATAATATCACGTGTTAAATAAGTTTTGTTATCTTTTACTTTTAACACTGGACGAACTAATCGACCTGCATCATTACAAATCAATATTTCTTTTGTTTTGTAGTTAAATACTATACTTGTATAGATATTAATTATTCCTTTATATTTCTTCATTTTTAATAAATTATATAATTTAATTGGTTCTTTTGTAATACCAAGCCAAGCTCCATTCACAAATACTTTTACTTCATTCATCATATTTTCTGAAAATCCATCAATATTACTTATTACATATTCTCTCACTGGTTCACTATCAGTTTCAATTGTTACAGTGGCTAGATAACTTAAGTTTTTAACAACACCAATAGAACCACCCTCAGGCGTTTCTGCTGGGCATAAATATCCCCACGTCGAATTATGTAATTTACGAGGTGGAATAAGTTTACAGCTTTTATCAATTGGGGTATTTACTCGTCGTAAATGGCTTAAACTAGCAATATAGGTTAATCGATTTAATACTTGTGCTACTCCGACCTTATTGCTGTTAAGTTGTTTAATCCCAAAATCACCTGTAGCAAGTGCTCTTTTAAATCCATTTTCGATTGTTGTTGATTTTATAATTTTATAAATATTAGTTAATGTAATAATGCTTTCATAGTCTTCTCTTGACTTCCATGAACCATTATTAATTTCTTTAATAATTTGTTTTTGCATGTCTTTAACCAATTTATTAAAATAATTCCTAAATAAATTATTTAGTAATGTTCCAGTTAAATCAATCCTCTTATTAATATACGAATCACGATCATCACACGGAATTTCTTTATTATAACATTTTAGTAACTTAAGAATCATATATCCTAAAAAGTAGATTTTTTGTTCTTTTGTATGGCAATGTGGAAATATGTCATTATTAATAACTTCAATCGCAAATTGTCGTTTTTTTAATTGTCCAGTTTCTTTATCCATATTTAATGGAGTAAAAATTACTTGTGTTGTTAAGTATTTTAATGCATCTTCTTGAGTTAAATACACATTTCCTTCAACAATTGATGCTTTTAATTGTTCCAAATATTTTTTATTAGCAGTATTATCAATATCTAATACAATTTTTTTACAAATCTCTTTGTCTGTAATAATTCCTAATGATTTAAATAATACAACAATAGGAATGGGTTGTTTAACTCGCGGAATTTGTATATATATGCCATAACCATAACCACTATTTTTTTGACTAATCATAACTGAGATTTGCTTTGGCGAAATGGACTTCCAATCTGGCACTGATTTAATTTCGGCAATGTGACTCCATTTGCTATTATTTTTAAGAATATCAAAACAATATATGATATTTTCAGCTGCTCTTTCTTGGCCTAAACAAGTTTTTTCAGAACCATTAATAATAAAATACCCTCCTGGATCCATTTTACATTCACCAGTTATTTCAGACGGAATATGTTTATAATGAGTTAATACACATACATTTGATTTTAACATAATTGGAATTTTTCCAATATGAATATTAGGCAAAGATTTATAAAATGTATTCACATTATTTAAGTTTTCACCGCTCCTAATTATATACTTAATGTTTAATGTAACAGTCATATTTGAAGCATATGTAAAATTTCTTAATCTTGCTTCTTGTGGAAACATCAGCTTTGTTGAACCATTGTTTTCGTGAATCTGTGGACGATTAATTCCAAAATTTTCAATTGTAATTACAATTTGTAACTTATATTTATTACTTTCTTTGTCATAATCATGATCTGAATTAATAAGAATAGGATTAAACATATTAATTGTATTTGCAATTTGTCTCTCTATAAAATCATTATATGACTCTAATTGATGTCTAACTAATTGACGTAAATGTTCTTTTGAGAAATAAGCATTGATTATAGACCATGGAAAATCATTATCTAATTCAGTCATTATGCCTAACAAACTTAGTTAAATTATATTTCAATTTATATTTAAATTGAAATAAAAAATTAAATTATAAAATAAATAATAAAATAAATAATAAAATAAATAATAAAATAAATAATAAAATAAATAATAAAATAAATAATAAAATAAATAATAAATTATTTTATTTTTTTATTTAACATCTGATTCTTCAACCTCTGATCTTTCAACGTCTGATTCTTCAAGCTCATTATCACTATCAACTGCCTCTGGTTCTTCCACTGCCTCTGTTTCTTCCACTGCCTCAGGTTCTTCCACTGCCTCAGGTTCTGCTTCTGCTTCTTCCACTGCCTCAGGTTCTGCTTCTGCTTCTTCCACTGCCTCAGGTTCTGCTTCAGGCGCTGCATCCTCTTCACCTTCTCCTTCACCTTCTAGATTAGCTAGATCGGCTTCAAGGTCTGCAAGTTCAGCTTCTAGAGCATCTATATCATCTGCTTCTTCCATATCATCAATATCATCAATCTCAAGCGGATCTGCAATAATTTCACCAACAGATAGTTTTTCTAACTTACTTGATTTAACAATTTCTCCAATTACAGATATTTTTAAATCATTTAATTCAAATCTAGAACCAATTATTCTAACAACTATTTTTTGTTCAGGTTTAATATTTGAAAATAATTTATTTAAATAATTATGGTCTCGAGCTATAAAAATAATTAACGGATTATGTTCGTCATCAATCTCCGCTCGTATTCCTGCTTTTGTAATATTTTTAGCAACACAACTAATAAATTGACCCTCATTTGGATTACATACTAAACATTCAAATACTACTTGAAACTTAATATTTTGATTTTCTTGAATACCATTTGAATATGATAAAATTATAATACTATTTGGTTTAATATAGCCTTCAACAATACATTTATCTGAAATTTCTTTTTCTATAACTTGTTCCATGTATTTAGTTAAATCTTCTGTTTTATTTATAATAGTTGTAATACTTCTCATTGGTATACTAATTTTTTTTGTAATGATTGTTTTATTATATAAATTACTTTTACGATAAGATTTTGACATCTGTGTATATATTAATACAATATATAATAGTGTATATTTAATTCAATTTTTAATAATTATTTTTCCATAAATAAGAAATCTTCAACCGGAGTTAAAAACCATAATTTTCCATTTGTTTTATTTTTATTATTTAATCTTAATAATAACTCTTCAATTATACATATTTCTTCTTTTTTATATTTTTTTTCATTTATTAACTCTAAATCAGCTGTAGCTACATCTAAATTGCTTAGTAATGCATTTAAATTTTCTATTATTTTTTTATTTCTTTGAATACACGTAGCACCGCCATCGCCTGGTCGTCCTTTAAATTTATAAAACAACCGTTCAGATTCTTTATTTTTATTAATTAATCCCATAAATCCATATGGAATATTTGCATTCGCTTTAATATATGATTTTTTGTCTTCAATTACTTGTTGCAAATCATACTTATCTTCTCCTAATGCTTTTTTCCAAAAATAACCAGCTTTATCTTTATTTTTATATTTTATTACAATTTCATATGAAACTTTCTTAATTGTTTTATTAAAATTGGGTAATAACAAACCAGTTATAGTGTTATAATATAACTCATTATTTTTAAAATAATTTAATATATTTTTTTCAAAGAATGTAAGAGTTTGTTCTTCTTTATTATATAAATAATTTAATACTTCAATTAAATCATAATATAACAATTCTTCTAATATATGACTTATTAGTAAATCATATAAATCATTTTCTATAGAATCTTTATTTTTTAAAAATATATTTTTAAAATCAGAAATTATTAGACCTGCTAATACATACCAATCTTTTGCTTTTTTATCTATAATTTTATTAGTTACATTATTTTTAACCAAATTATAGTGTTCTTCTAATTTATTAACTATACTAAGCCCTTTATTTTCCATTCTATTTGTTTCTTGTTTATCAATATTGTATGATGTTGGTTTTATTCTTGGAATAGAGAATGGGCTCTTTGGACTCTTTGGACTCTTTGGACTCTTTGGACTCTTTGGGCTCTTTGGACTATTCGTTTTACTTGAATTATTTAATCCAAACACTTGTATTTTATTATTTTTATAAGGTATTGGAACACTTCTTTCATATAATGAAATATTAACTTCGCTCAATTCAATTGGTTGAAAAAAATAGTATGTTCCTAGATTAATTAATCTACCTTGTCTATTATATTTATCAGTAATAATTTCATTGTTGTGTTCCATTAATTGTTCTAATGCTTTAAATATTTGCAACTCTGGAAACTTTTTTTTATAATTAATTTGAGTTAAAAGCTCATTTATTTCATAATAATATTTATCTTTAAACAATTCTTTTATTCTATGAATTATTTTTTCATTATTATTAAAAAAGTCATCAGAATAACTCAAATTATTTGTTTCTTTTATTTCGTCTTCTGGATAACATTTGTATAAGCAGGAATCTAAAAAGTCGCAATTTGTCGTAAATGGTTTATCGCCTACATTAAAATTAATTGAGGCTCCATTTGATAATGTTTGTTGAATTGTCAAGTTCATTTTTTCGGCACTAAAATTTTGTTGTGAGCTATTTAATAAACAATCTACTGAAATTTCTTTTAATATTCTAGTAACTTGCCCAATTTTAATTGCTTTATCTTCAGCATTTCTGTATAAATATAAGTCATAAGCTTCTTTATCAGTATCTGCTATTATCGTTCCATATAAATAGATTTGAACATTTCTATTACTTAATTGTAAATCTTTATGACTGCAATTTCTAACAGCACGACCAATAATTTGTTCTATTGTACTTAAATTCCACCACGGTTCTAAAATATGTACTTGTCTAATGAATTTTAAATCAATACCTTCGGCTCCCGCTTCGGATATAATAATTACTTTTATTTTATTACCATTTATATTTTCTTTAACTGTTGCTGCTATTACGGATTGCGCATTATCAGGCGATAAGCTTATGTTTCCAGTAATCACAGTATATTTTGCTGGAATACTGGTTTTAGTTCTAATATTTTCATATGTTTTTAAATCTAATGGTTCAATTGGCGAGGTTTCAAATAAGGAGGGTTCAGTGCCATATCTAGTAAATCCCATTTCTTCAAGTGCTAAGGCCATTGGAATAACCCCACCAGCAATATATTTTGAGTATATTAATATAACTCCAGTTGATTTTTTTATATTATCACAAATTGCTTTTATTTTAGCGCTATATGTTCTAAGTTTATCTTGAGAGAAAATCCGTCCATATTCAGTTAAAATATTGTTTTTATATCTAAACTTATTTAAATTTTTTTTATCAAAATCCATAACACTTTCTAACCCAGATATGCCAGCGATTATATTACTGGTATTCATTTGAATTACTCCATTTTGCATAACATATTTATTAGGATATACTATATTTAATGGATATAATAACTGTAGGTTTAATCCTAAGCTTTGTGTTGAGTTTTTACTTATTTTTCTCTCTTCATCGGTTATCTCATTTAATAGTTCTTCTTCCAGTTCGATATCTTGATCTTCCATTTCATTGTCTATTTCATTATCCAATTTGTTTATTCCTTTATTTGTTTGCTTATTAGTTTGCTTATTTATTTGCTTATTAGTTTGTTTAGTTAAAATATTATTAAGAGTTATTGTGTATACATCGCTTTGATATTTTTCAGCAGGAACAATATAAAGAGACAAATACTTTATGTTGCTTATCGATTGATTATTATAATCGATTGATGGATAAATAAATTGCCCATCATATAAGGTGCTTGATTGCCATATAGTTTTTTTATTAGAATCATAATTTGTTTTATCTGGAGCAAAATCATATGGCCAAATTTTAAAAGGAAATGTATATGGATTATCGCCTCTAACAAATGATATATATCCGGTAGCTTTTCTTCTTAAAAGTTCTTTACCGCCCTCTACAAAATTACCTTCTTTATCGAATACATCACTTTTGCTTATTTTGTCTCTATTATCATTTTTGTTCATAATATTCAAAATCCAAATTATTTCTTCTTGATTATTATATAGTGGTGTAGCTGATAAAAATAATAACCGTAGTTCGCGCACATTATTAAATAATAATTGAAAATTACGAAGTATTTTGGTATTTTCTTTTATTACTTTGGTTGCTTTGATTGCTTTGGTTTTGATCATATCAGACAACTTAGAATTATCTTTAGTATTTTTAATATTATGAAACTCATCAATAATTATTAATGTATTTTTATACTCTTTTTCTAATTTTTTTTGTATCATAACCTCTTTATTTTTAGTATCAGAAGACATAATTGTTATTTTTTCTATGTCATTTGCAAATTTCAAATATCCAAAAAAAGAATAATATTTATCAATTAAAATATTTATTTGTTTAATAATTTTTTCTTTTGATAATCCCTGTATATTTAGTGGATTTATTTCTTTTAATAATTTATTACCAATACAGTTTTTTATATTCCAATTATTGTGAACTTGCTCTAATTTTCTCTCATCAAATAATTGAAGACGGAAGTTTTCTAAAACATTTGGATTTGCCACAATTATAATTTTTTTATTAATACCTAGATGTTTTATGTAATCTCTCATTTCTTCAGCAACTCCAATTGCCGAACAAGTTTTACCACTTCCTAGTCCATGATATAATAATAAACTGTTATATGGCGTATTATATGATAAAAAGTTTTTTACAAATTGTTGATGTGGTGCTATTTCAAAATCGGCAGAACATAATCTATTTGATTCTTCGTTTATATCTGCTAAGGTTCCATCATACTGTGTAATACTAAACTCTTGCTTTTCAGCAATTTTTCTATTAAATGATCTATCATTCAAGTTTGGATATAATTGTTTATAATTATCACTATCAACCTCTGAATCCCATAATTGATATTCTTTTTCTTCTAAATTGTTACTCATATTAATATATATAAATATATATAAATTATAAATATAAATATTAATATTATTTAATATTATTTAATATTATTTAATAAATTAAATAGTTATTAATTATAGTAGCAACTCGTTTTAATATATCTATTTTTTCTTGATTATAGGGTCTTATATGTTGCATACATTCTTTATAGGTTTTCCATTCTATTTTACTAACCTCAGACTTTTGATAATTGTTTAAGTTTATAGTATCGTCCATGTAAGCAATATAATATTTATGTTTATAAGATTTATAATTGGAACCAGTAAATAGTTCTTCTACTGGTAATAAGTTATAAATAATTTTTAAAGCATCTTTTGAACAACCAGTTTCTTCTTCAAACTCTCTTATAGCACAAGACATATCTTTTTCTTGTAAATTGCGCCGTCCTTTTGGAAACCCCCATTCTGGATCAATCCAATTTGTAGAAGATTCATTTATTAGAGAAACTAAATTATATTCACAATTTTTTAATTTTATACCTAATTTTAACATATTAAATTTCTCTTTTGATATTTTATATTCGCTTTTATATTGAATACCTATATAATCGCCCCATAAAGCATGCCATAATTCGTCAAACTCTTTTTCTAATATGTTTTTTTTTTCTGATATAGTCATTTCATTTATAATATTAATTATATATCTTTTATTGTACAAATGATATTTGCCTCTAATAAAATCTACATATCCTAAAGTATCTTTTCTGCAAATCATTAAAAACTTTAATTCATTTGCTTTATTATTATATACAATAATTCCACTACTAGTTATAGGATTTTTGCATTGATGAAATAGGTGTCCATGTTTGCCACAATTATTACAAAATGTATAGTCACTCATTAATATGATATATATATCTTATATGTTATATATAAAATCTTTTTATATATATTTATTCTAATGAGTTTAAATAAAACATTTTTAAATCCAAAGGTATGGGGTCCACATTATTGGTTTGTGTTGCATACAATTGCTTTAACCTATCCAATCAAACCAAATGAAACTGTTAAAAAAAAATATTATGAGTTTATACAAAACCTACCTTTATTTATACCTATAGAAAATATGGGAAATTTTTTTAGTACTTTATTAGACACATATCCGGTAACGCCATATTTAGATTCTAGAGAAGCATTTATCAAATGGATGTATTTTATACATAATAGAGTAAATAAAAAATTAGATTATAAACAAATTACTCTATCTGAAAGTCTAGAACAATATAATAAAAATTATACTCGTTATAATGATAGAAACAAATCAAATAGTATTGTAATTAAAAAAGAATATATTTCTTTTTTACTAATTACTTCATTAATTATTTTAGCAATTTACTATTACAAAAAAAATTAATATATATATATAATAAGTTAATACAATGCATGGAACTAGAAAAGCTAAACAAATTAAACAAATTAAACAAATTAAACAAACTAAACATCTTAAACAAGCTAGAAAATCTAAACAAACTAAAAAAGGCGGGGAAGTATTAGATAGTGGTGGATATGGGTGCGTTTTTTATCCTGCATTAAAATGTAAAAATAAAAAAACTAGAACTGATGGAATTTCAAAACTGTCTTTAAAAAAATATACGATGGAAGAGTGGAATATATATAAAAAAATTAATTCTTTATTAAAGGTTATTCCAAATTATAAGAAATATTTTTTATTAGATGATTTTTCTATATGCAATCCAGATAGCTTAACACCCCAAGACAAAAACAATTTTGAGAAGTGTTATGCTTTAGACTATAATTCTGCAAATATTAATAATAATTTAGATAATTTTATGATAATAAATATGCCATATGGAGGAGAAAACTTAGATACTGTAATAACTAATAATTTAATTTCTTTTAAAGATATGAATATATTATTACGTAATCTAGTAATAAATGCTATTTTTCCAATGAATAAATTATATATATATCATTTTGACATAAAAGCTTCTAATATTTTATATAAAAATAATAATTTAACAATCATTGATTTTGGAATGTTAGATTTCAAAGATAAAAATAATAGTGTTCCAAAAAAATTATTAAGCACATCAGGCATCCAGTACAATTCTCCATTTAGTAAACTTTTATTTAATGAGTTTATTTTAACAAGGTTAAATTATTCTTTAAAAAATACTATTACTAATAAAAAAGATTTCACTATACCTACAATTTTCAAAATATTTAAAAATATTTATCATGAGTTTATTTATAATTTTTCAGAAGGACATGAAAAATATTTAGGAGACTATGTATTAAATAAAATATATAAGATTAAAAACAAAAAACCAAAACAAATTAAAACTATATTAATACAATTAATATGTAATTATTGTTCTCACGTAATCTTAAATTATTTTGATTTTGATAAAGGAGATTTTAATAAAGAAAAATATTTTGAAAGTATTTTTTCTAAAAATGTTGACATCTATGGAATATTATCTTGTTATTTACATTATATTTTAAGTCCGCATAGAAATTATTCTAATAATTTCAAATCAAATATTATAGATATTATTTATGAATATATATTTAATTCTAAATATGCAGTAACAGTTATACCAATTTTACAAATTATTGATAAATTAAATAAAATACCAATTGAATAATTAAATAATTGAATAATTCAACTATTCAATTATTAAAATAAATTTTTAATATAAAATATTAGAAATTTATATATGAAGTTAGAGATTATTATAATAGTTATTACAGGATTTTTTATTATAAATATATATAATGATGGAAAATATATGAATATGCTTAAACAATGGAAGAAATATTATCAAATGGCTTTTTATGGATTTGTTGGATTATCCCTATTATTATTTATAAAAAAATATCCATCACAAAGCAGAGATTTGTGTCTACAAGCAAATAATTTTGTTAAATTTACACCAATTGACAAAGAGAGTAAAGATTTGCTTTCTCCTATATTAAAATTTGCTTCACACAACTACAATAACTATAATTCCAATGATTATCAAGACAACTCACAAATTAAAAGAATGTTATCTAGTGGTTCTAATGCTAATTCTAATGTAAAAAGAAGCGTTGGCGAAACCAAAAAAAAATACATAGCAGCACAACAAAATTGGAAATGTGGAAAGTGTGGATGTATGTTACCAGCGTGGTTTGAAGTTGATCATAAATTACGGTTAGAGTATGGAGGTTCTAATCATATTAGTAATTTAGAAGCACTTTGCCGCAATTGTCACGGAGAGAAAACCGCACTAGAAAAATTATAATTTAATATTTTAATAGTATTTTAATAGTATTTTAATAGTATTATAATTATCTCATTATAATATAATTATATGGAGGCGCCGGATGTTACAGACCCAAGTAAATATATTAATATTTTAATTATTGCAACTAGTATTTATGTAATAATAATGTTAATCATTATTTATTATGCTCTATTTGTTCCAATAAAATCTACACCAGATAAATTAAGTGATGAATATATTAAACAACAAGAACAAATTAGTATAGAGAATTATTTTAAAGAAAAAAATGCAGAAACAAAAAGCAGTTCTCGTTTTTATAATTATCTTAAAAATTATAGTGCTAAATTTACAAATTATTTTAAAAATACTATAAATTGGTTTACCGAAAATAGTAATTTTTTTATTGTTTTATTTTCTGGATTTGGATTTAGCGCTTTAAGTTTAAGTTGGATTAATTATTATGAATCAAAAAATCTTGGAATTATAAATACTGATACTGCAAACAAAACTATAAAAGAGTTTAATAAAGAGCTTAATAATCAGCTTAAAAGAAAACAAGATGAGAAACAAACAAAGATAAGTGGTTTTGTAGCAAAAGGAAAAACAAAACAAGAAATTACAGAACTGATAAAAACAAAAAAAATAAAAGATAAAGAAATACAAAAAAATATAAATGAGTATAACAATGATGTATATAACTTTAATGATGATGATGCTAACAACAAAAACACTTCAGAAATTATAAATATTGGTTTGTATGAAAAAATAAAAATGCCATTTTTATGGGTTACAGGATTAACTATTTTAATATTATTATTATTTTTACTAACATTTACAACATTTAAGCTAGATCACGTACAAATTATAGTAAATATTCTTATATTAATTGGATTAGTATCAGTATTATATGAAAAATTTGAAGAGTTTCAAACTGAAATAGGTATTTCGCTTATATTTTTTATACTATTTACATTATTAGGTGGTTGGATTCTTGGAACAATCTTTGCAA